TCAGCAGCGGTAATGGACTTGAGTTGCGGCTCAATCGTGCGCTGTACAGACGCGCGGAATGCAGGGATGTCGGCCAGCTTATCAGCACCAGGCAGCGTAAACTTAGCTGCGCCTTTTTCGGCTTTTCTTCCTTGCTCTTCTTCAACCCGTTTATTGACGGCGGCGCGCTGCGCTTGAGTGAGTTGCGAGAAAGGCTTATCGTAGACCTCCAGCGAAACAGCTTCTCTGTCGGTGCCAAAACGCTCTGAAGTTGGGGTAGAGAGTTTAGCAATCTTGTCCAGACGAGTTTTGATGCGAGGATCGGTATCAGAAGCGCCATCAGCGCGGAATTGGTCAATCTCGCGCTCAAGTTTAGCAATCTCAGTTGGTTTAAGTTGCTCGCGCAAGTCTTTGATTCGATCTCCAAGCAAATCGGCCTCGGCCTTGGCGGCGGGTACTTTTGTCAGCGCCAGCATCTGCCCGCGCCGATTTTCTAACTCGGCGATCTGTTGACTGATTGAAGCCCGCGTTGAAGCAGCAGCAGGCGCAGCGGCAGGGGCAGCGGCAGGGGCAGCAGGAACAACAGCGGCAGGCGCAGCAGCGGGAGCGGCGGCAGCAGCGGTAGGGGCAAATTGAAAGCCCAAACTTTGCTTGGCTTGTGCAAGCTGTGCTTTGTCACGCGCAAGGTCAAATTCTCTATCAACGGCCGCCCTCTGATTTTCTCCAAGCGCATAGTAATACGGGGTGTTAAATTTTTGTTGAGCAATCGCATCTCTATCTGGTCCGCCAGTAATTTCCATGCCTGGCCTATTCGCCACCAAAAGCCGTGTGGCTTGTTCTTCAAGCAACGCAGCTTGTCTAAGACGGAGAGCTGCTCTTGAGCTTTGTGGGTCTGTTGTGTCAGCACGCAATCGCGCCGCATCTTCCAGTTTTGCTCGAATTGAGTTTTGGACATCATCGGGCAAACCTGCCAAACTTTGCTCATTGATTGAATATAGAGGCTGTGCTTCTGGCGCAGCAGCAGCAGCCGGTACAGCAGCCGGTACAGCAGCCGGTACAGCAGCTTCTGCCGGCCTTTCGCCAGTCAATAGAGCAAAAGCCTTTTGTTGACGATTGATCTCATCGATTTCCGCTTGACTTTTTGCAGCTTGCGCCAGAGACGCGCCTGCTGCCGCCTCTCGTTGTGATCGCAAAGCAATATCATTCTCTCTCTGTTGCAGAATCTGAGATAACTGCATGGCACCAACCTGATCTCCAGCTTGGACAAGCGCTCGGATGCCCGTCCGCATAGACTCTAGGTTAGTAGGATCAATCTGCCGTGCAATAGCATTCCTCTGGCTGATCAACTGCAACTGCGGGTCTTGAGCACCCAAGGCACCGCCCAGAGCGCCAGCAAGGCCATAAGCACCACGACTGATGGCGTAGTTGGCTTGTTGAAAAGGCGTCAGCTGCGCGTATTGCAGCGCCCGCTCATCAGCCTGCGCCATTTGACGCTGCTGGTACATTTCCGGCGTGACGCCGAATAGAGATGCAACGATGTCTGTAGCCATATTAGAACTCCAAAGACCCCACGTACTCACCGCTGAACGGATTTACGCCGGCACCGTAACCGCCGTAGCCAAACCCACTTACGGCTGGACGCCCACCAAACAAATTGGCCGTACCTCGCATGAGCGCGGGGTTCTGCGATGCGCCTACTAGAAAAGAGGCGAACGGGTTGAAAGCATCAGCCCTAGCTTGCGATTGCGCCGCAGCCATACCACCTTGCAGTAGCGCATTCGCGCCGGTAGGATTTGCAATACGGCCGCCCAAAGCAGAGCCGATGTTTAGAGGATCTTGGCCCAAGGCCTCTATGCCGGTCAGCCCCGCCATGTACGCCTTATACGGGTCTAGCGCCCCCGCTTGACCGGCATAACCCTGCGTGAGCAAGTTGCCGGCCGTGCTGAGCAGCCCCGCACCAAATCGGGCTTGATCCATGCCTGCTTGCTGGGCTTGAGCGGCCAACGTCGCGTCCTGCTGGGCGATGGCGTTGTAGTACGCCTCCATCTCCGGCGTCGTTGCCCCGAGGCCCGCAGCGCCGCTCGGGCGCTCGCCGGTAGCCCCGATAGAAAGACCTTCACGACCCGTCTGAAACAGTCTGTTTTGCAACTGCGCCATCTGGCGCTCACGGCTGGGGGCCAGCAAGTCCTGCTGCCGAGCCATGTACTGTTGCGCGGCTTGCTCGGGCGACTGGGCGAGGTACTGTTGTCCCAGGCCAAACAGTCCCTGCGCTCCAGCAGATAGCGGAGCAAACGCTTCTTGCGCTGCCTCGGCCTGCGACAGCCCCTGGCCGGTTAAGGCCATAAAGCGATCTTGCATCGCCCGTAATTCAGGCGTCAGCTCGTAGCTTGCGCCACTTACGCGGCCGTCAGGCCCCGTAGTGAACTGCGACTGACCAAACCGTGTCGTGATGCCAATAGGACGAAACCGCGCCTCGTCAGCAGTGATGCGCGCTGCCTCGATTTCCGCTCGCGATTGTGCTTCAGCGGCTCGGCGAGCAGAACTGCCACCCATCAAACCACCAAGTAACGATAAGCCGCCGCCAATAATTGAACCTATAGGCATATCAACCCCCAATCAAAACGTCGTCCACCTTTGACGGGTCTTTCTCGTCAGTGGCGTGGATACAAAACCAAACACAATCGTCTATGGCCTTGACGCCGTGCGTCAGGCCAGCCTTAATCTCTAAACACGCCGGGGCGCTGATGATCTCGATCTCTTCGCCCATCAGCACCGCCACCTTACCCTTGGCCAAAATTGACAAATGACTAAAGTCATGCGTGTGCTTAAGGATGGCGACACCAGCAGGAAACCGAGCTTCCTTGGCATACAAACCATCGCTGAAGTGATGCAAAATCATTCGTACAAAATGTTGATTGATCCGGCGTCGAAGGTGTCAGTGCCGTTGACGGTGGTAATGCGGACGCTGTCTAGGGTGCCGGAGAGGGCCGGTGTATAACCAGCAGACATATATATTGCTCCGGCAGCAGTGCTATATTGTGAATTACCGCTTGCAACCCACTGGTTTGAAGAAAATAAACAGAGTACAACCATGCCGCTAAAATTATTTGCCGCAGGTAATCCGCCTGTCACGGCAATGCCAGTGGTTGATCCTGCCTGACCGGCTCCCCCATTAATAGCGCCACAACTTGAAAGATACCCAGATGTGTTGAAAGAAGTAGAACCAACTTGTACTTGTACAACGCTTGTCCCGTTCGTACTCACCCCATTGAACATCACCGTGATCCGCTTCACCCACGACGGGATGCCAGTGAAGTCGATGCTGGTTCCAGAGGTACTGGCCTGAGCAGTTCCAGATGTAAGTATGCTGGATGCCATAGAGGACATCACAGCGCCGGTAATAGTTGGTCCAGTGCCAAGAACATTAGCACCAGATCCAGTTGATGTAGTTACACCGGTACCACCATTGGCAACCGGCAAAGTTCCAGTAACACCAGTGGTCAACGGCAAGCCAGTGGCATTAGTCATAGTGCCAGAACTAGGGGTGCCAAGAGCGCCACCATTGACAACAGGAGCGCCAGCATTCCCAACATTGACAGCCAGTGCTGTAGCCACACCAGTACCGAGTCCAGACACTCCAGTAGAAACCGGCAGACCAGTGCAGTTCGTCAGAACGCCAGCAGAAGGAGTCCCAATGTTCGGCGTTACTAGTGTTGGAGATGTAAGAGTTGGAGATGCTGTATCCGCTTTCGTTGCAACAGCAATTGCAATGTTGGCGAACTCGGTGTTGATCTCCGTGCCCTTGACGATCTTGAGCGGGTCACCCGACGGCAGCGCGTCCTTTGTGGCGAAATTCGTGCTCTGAACGTAATTACTCATGATATCTTCCCATCTTTGAATTGGATCTCAATGCGCTGGATAGATATTGATGCGCCATTGATGTTGGCCTCGTAACCAGTCTGCACCATCTTCCCACTGCCATTCACAGGCAGCGATAGAGTCTGCAATGCCACGCCATTAGAGTACTCTGCTATGTTGTACTCGGCGATGCCATACTCGTAGACACCTTGTGAAGGGATCAGTGCGTTCCCAGATTGATAGTTCGTAGAGAAGTCAAATCCCCACTTCATCGTCAAATACTGATTCGTGCCACCGATCACAACAGCACGTAATCTCTTGAGAACAGAAGTAACATTTGCGTTGCCAAGATCAGCATGGTTGGTGAAGTACTGGAATCGGTACGCTGATGTGTAATCTTGATACGTGCCGTACTTGCCAACATAGCCATTCTTGCCGATCAACACATCTCCATTGCGCCTCGACAGCAAGGCCGTAGGCTCAATGTTGTTCCATGTGGTGACCCTGAATGAGCCGTCTTGCAATTGAACCCTAGTGTCAAAGCAGTAGACCTCTTTGCTCGTAGGCAGGGTCAACAGATAGAAGGCCTCTGACTCTGAGTACACAGACTTGATGTTTGCAGCAGTTTCAGTAGAAACAACCTGGATCAAGTCATTGCGAACATTCTTGGACAGATCTCCAAGAGGAGCAGACTTCTCAACAATCGTCCTGGCAAACGAGCGCAGACCAGAGTTGGACAAGAACAGAACGTCCTTACCAGTGGTCTGGATTGAGTCCCTAGAAATACATCCAATGCCGCCAACCGTATCGCTCAACTGCATCGTCGATGGCGTAGTCGCATCCTGATAGACAAGGATCTGCCGCTTGCCGAAGATGATCAAGAATCCATTGTGAGCAGCAAGACCCTGAATCTCATCAGCGCCATTGGGCCAAACCCTATCAACATTGAGAGAGCCAGCAGTCCCGGTAGACCACACATGCCCAGCCAACAGATCCGAAAAGTAAACAGTGTTCTTGACCGTGCTTGTATTAGCCGTCCAGAGCCGTCCAAAAGCCGATAGGGCGATGTTGGCGCTAGGGACAGTACCCACGTAGCCAGTCTTCTCTGTAACGCGCCTATAGGTCGTTGTAGACACAGCAGGATCGAAGATCAAAGGATCATGACCCGTCTGGAAGAAGTAGGTGATGCCGTTCAAGGAAGCGCATGACCAGTTGCTGGCGGTGATGGTCGGCGCTGACCCTCCCCCCCCATAGGTCAATTCAGAAACAGCATTAGACCCATCTAGCTTAAACAGCTTGTTGTTGCCAGCAAAAAGAACCGTGATAGTGCCGTCCGTCTGCACCAACTCATGGATTACGCCAATGTTGTTGGCACCAAGGTTCCCTGACGATGAGTTGACCCTTGACCAGCCCTTGCGAGATCCAACTCGGCCATAGCGGTCAATAATGCAATTTGTCGCAACCAAAGCAAACCCAGACTCCAGATTAGTTGGAGAGTCCTGAGTGTTTAGGCCAAAGAATCCCGGCGCTGAAACACTTGCTGTTTGCAGTGCTTGGCTCATACCGCAATGAACTCCTGGCTCTCTGGATACCGAGTGCCCTCCAGGGCGATGTAGTCAGACAGCATCGATCTGTACAACTGGTAAGCCTCAGAAGAGGAGAAGCCCCCGTCCTCACCACGCTCAATCAGTGCCCTCGCATATGCATTCTGCACAACCAGCACATCCGGAACCAACACAGACGTTCCATCAGCGGTCAAAGTAGCCTGCGGAACCGTCAGCGCAAACTGGATTGAATAGACGTTATCAGGACGAGCGTAGAGAACAACCTTGGTGTCTCCGTTGCCATCCACGCCATCGAAGCTGTAGTACTCTGGGATGCCGTCGATAGCAGGCACGAAGTTCTGGAAACGGTTCATCTCCACGAAGCTGATGTTTAGCAGCCCGACGTTGGAGGTGACGTTGATCGCGTCCATGACCTGAAACTTCTGCCCGGCACCGGTCATCGAGTAGATGTAGGTGCCTGCCACCGTAGGGATCGTCACGGTCTGGCCCAACACATTCCACGCGAAGGCGTCCTCAATCTGCCGCTTGGCATCATTGACGAACTTGCCAATCAGGCTGGAGTAAGTGGTTTGATTCGCTGTAGAAACAGTCGTTTCACGCAGTCGGATCAACACATCATTGATGAGTTCTAGGTAGGTCATTGCCGTGTCAATCCTATCTCTTCAAACGTAGCGATCACAGAAATAGTCGAACCAGATTCTGAAATCGTAGTGATGTAGTCACCCTCTTCCAGGACAAAGTACTGGTTGACATCAATCTCAGCGAGCGTTGATTTGGCAGAAAGCGTGAACTCAGTCGTGATCTGAATTGTTTCAGCGGCACTTGAGTCATACCAGCTAAAACTTATGTGCTTGTTTGAGGTTCCATTATTCGATGCGTGCAGAAGGACACACCTAGCGTAATAGCCGGTTGGCACTGTGTACAACGTTGTAGTTGTAGCAGCAGTTAGATTTCTACCAACCGAGAGTGGCCTCACTTTTTGTTCCTCGCTGAGATTGCCTTAGCTTTCGACTTTGCATCTGCTTTGGACGATGCGCCCCAGGCTCGGAGGGACAGAAGAAGACGAGTGGGTTCGCCATTCTTGTACTCAGGCCCAGGCATATTGCCCATACGCGCTAGGAAGGAGGCCCTTCGAGGGTTGTCGCCTGATTTGACGGGAGGTTTGAGATCCCCGCCTGTAGACTCATTATAGGACTTTCTGCCTTTGGCGTTAAGCCCTCCAGCTGGATTTTTACCCTCTTTACGAGTCCATGCGGGCGTTTTCATCTGTACCTCGCGGTCTTTTTGGCCACAGACGCAGGCTGTTTAACAAACTGCTTACCCGCCTTTGTTCCAGCCCGTTTGGCCTTGGTTGTGGCTGCATACTCAGCAGGCGTTAAAGCCTTGATGGCCGCATCAGGAAGATAGCGCTCGCCTGTTTTAGATGATGGTTTACCAGACTTTGTGCGCCATTTCTGCGCTGTCCA